GTTGTCAACTGGAAAGAATTATTTATCCACACGTGCTGCAATGATCAACTCACAGCTTTTTGAAGTGAATAACCATTCTAATGGATCTCACTATATGAAGCGAGTTGGCTATCTTAATCAAAGGCTCCTTAATGGGAACTATGATAAGAGAGAATCAGATGCAACACCAGTCCAGATTGCCACCTCGACTAATGATATGATACACTACTGCCCATGGGCAGCCTGTGCTATTCCTAAAATTATGTCGAGATGGAAAAAGGATTGGTTTGGCCGATATCAACCTAACTGGTATGTACCAGCACATCTTGGGGGGATGGGCCTTGATAAGAAGTATGCTCCTGACGGTTGGAAAATTTCCAAACCACAAAGAGAACTTGCTGCAAGGTTCATCTCTGACCCAAGAATGGTTTTGTACAGATTAAAGGGAATGGATATCCCTACTGCAAAACTAGCTGGCGCTATCGCTAACTGGCGGTTAGTTATTGGTGATTATGTAGAGACTGATTCAGAGTCACAGACAGAAAATGATTCCTGGTTAGCACGTCTAGCTTATGCTGCACGTGCGCACCATGGATCAAAACCTGTTAGTGACAATGTATTTATCTCTAAATTTAAACCACAATACCGTTTGAAACCAATGTCTCCAGAGGTTTTAGAACTGTATTGGGATGCTCGTCTATATGCATCCAAACTACCTGCTTGTCCACCCATCGGGAAAATCAAGTTGCCAATCTGGTTGAGAGACTAGATTGGCTTTCTGTCATGACACTGACGTTAAACAGGTCATGGGGTTGTAGTAAATAATTGCCCAAAATGGTGCTATCTAATCATTTGTACTGACGCGTCTATACGTAGACAATAATCAACAAATAAAGGGATTACATGAGTCTAACAAACTTATATGATCTGATAGAAGCTTAATACTTCCATGCTAACCAAAAAGCCTAGAGACTGCACGGCGCACCCATGATGAAGAACATGATTCCACTCTGTCCGAGTGGATGATTCTTATGATTCATGGTTTTACTATGATGGACAGTCCAGTTCTTATTCGCTGGATCCCATACAGAATAATTAAAACTTGATAAAACTAGACATAATTTCCAAAATGTCTAATCGAGCAAAGTCTTCTAAGAAGAAGACAACCAAAGGTTTGCCACTGAGTACTACTACTCAGCCTGTTGCACGCAATGTAAAGGTTGTTAATAAACAACCTAGCATTCAAAGTAGAAATGGTAGGACCACAATTTGTGGTCATGAAGAGATCGCTACTATTAGCGGTAGTGTTACATTTAACTCTACCCAGTATAGTATTAATCCTGGTCTTTCAACCTACACCTGGTTATCTAAACAGGCTTTAGGTTGGGAGAAATACAAGTTCACTAAACTCCAATATGTCTATGTTCCTGCGGAAGCAGTTACATCTACAAAGGGTTCTGTTTATCTTTGTATTGATTACGATCCTGAGGATGCGACACCACAGTCGCTCGCAGCACTTTCGACTTATGAAACTCAGACCAATGGTAGAGTTTATGAGGCGTTAGAGATTAATGCCTCGAAAGTACGAATGTTTGATGGAGTACAGACCAAGAAAATTAGGTGTGGCCCTGTCGGTGGAGACTTGCAACTTTATGATGCAGGTTCTATCAACGTTGCCACTATTTCTTGTGCTGATACCTCAGCAATTGGTCAGTTGTGGGTGTATTATGAAATTGAATTCATCTCACGCCAAACTGAACCAACGGTAAAGGTTCCTAAGAATCGGGTAATTTTAAATTTACCTAGTTCTCAGACCTTTACCTCAACTGTTGCTGCTTATCTGAATTGCACTGAAGCAATTCTCTCTGGTTTTGACGTCGAGAATAACTCTGGGGTCTACACTTTACCGTGTGGATCCTATGAAATTATTGTCGA